TCATTTGCAGATGTAATAACATTTACTTCATTAGTAACAAACTCAAAAGAATCATTTGAATTTGAACCAGAAAATCTAGTTCCTTTTGGAATTGTAAGAGGACCATCAATGCCAGTTGTTTCAAATGTCAAATCAAGAAATGCAACAGATGATCTATTTGAAATAGGAAGATAATTTAATTCTTTTGAATGTGATGCAACTGAATCATATTTCTGAGAAGAATCCAGAAACATTTCAGACGCAACCATATTTAAGTAGAAAGAATTCAAATATGAGTTATATGTCATTACATCAAGTAAGACATTAATATTTGAACCTTCAAAATCATAATCTTTTAAAACAGATTGATTTTGAAGGTAAGTTTTAAAATTTTGTTTTAGTGTATCAAAATCTAATGACGAAATGTTTAATGAACTATTTGCCATTTAACGAACTCTTTTCAGTAATGGTATTGTTAATACTATTTCTTCTATACTATTTATAAGAGTATAAACAATGGTTACTACTATTTCGTTTGGGTCTATTGGTCTATTTGTTTGTGTAGTATTTTGGACTAAGGAGGATTCAACTAATACATCAATAAGATTTACTCTTGGTTCATTGTTTAGTATTGTAGTTTCAATAAAAAATTCAATTTTACTTAATTGTGCTTCTGTGTTATTCTCAAAAAGAGATGCATTTACATCTGATCCAATTAAAGGTTGATAAAGTCTTTCACCAACATTTGTTTTAATAAGATTTCTAAGTGATTGATTTACTGCTTTCTCATTTGTGACACGACCAAGCTGCTCTCCAATAGGAGTCTTTGCAAAAGAATTTAAAAAATCAGAGAAAACTTCACCTTGTTTTTCTTTTGGTGAAATAGATTCTGCTCTTGTTGGTCTAGTTACCATTTATTTTTTTCCTTAATCGTATGCAAATACATCTGAAGAACTTTCTGATGGGTTAGTTGGTCCTGTTGGGTGATTATAATTATCACGATCTGCTTCGTCACCCACAGCAACTATAATTAATTTATCTTCAATATAAATGTTAAGTTCTCCAAACACTGCATTTAAGTTTCCAGCCCCGTGATTATTAGGGTCTCCATTAACTGCCCATAATAAATCATTTACATAAACAGTAGACTGATTTTGTACTATAGTCGCAGCTGTACAAAATCTACTATCAGTATCTCTATGTGCTCCTGGCATTTAAATATCCTTAGTCTGCATATTCTTTTGCTGCTGGATTTAGATCAATTCTATCTGCTACAATCTCAATTCTATCTGGTCTAATCATAATATAAGATGAACCACAAGTTAATAGTATTTCTTGTGAAGCATCTATTCTCGCCTTACCAGAATCTAGTTGAATATCCATATTACCAGACTGGACATTTATACCATATTCACCATTTTTTACTATATCATATCTTGATTCACCAGTAGAATGAAAACAATCTTTCTCTACAGAACAATTCTTAGAACCTGTAACTTTCTCGTTATCATTTCCTTGTGTTACTTGTTCATTATTTGTTTTAGATGCACCTAAAGTAGTTCTCACTGTTGGTTTTTTTGAAGCTTTGATATTACCCATCATAGCTTGAAGAAGATATTTAGCTATTTCCATACCGACTTCGCTATAATTAGCAGACTTTTTAGGTGCTAAATTATTATCATTATTTGGTCCATCGGTTGTAGAAACTTGTCCTCCACCAACATACTTTGCTTCATTACCAGCAAATATATAAGCATTTAGTGATTTTCTTGATTTGTCTGAGTCGTATGAATTAGTACAAGTTGAACCATCAACACATTCAGTATGTATATAATGGTTTTCGCCATTTTCATCACCATAAACATATTCAGAATTTCCAAAAGGATCTCTTCTTACACGAAAATAATTATTTTTTCCAGATTTAGTTGGAAAATTTAAATTAGTATTACCACCAGGATGTCTTTTTGTATAATCATTGTTGCTCATTAAACTATTTCCTTTACAAAGTTAAGAAGCTTTGATATGTCTGTGTCATTAAATACAACATCTAATTCTTCTGCCTTTGCTTTAAAATCTTCTAAATCTATCTCTGCTACTTCTGTTTTTGGATTCCCAGACATTCTTGATAAATGTGTTAACGATTCATCTTTCACTTGATTAATAGAAAGATTTGTATTATTCAAACTATTATTCATATTTTTAGATTTACTATTTGGTTTCATAGCAAGATTTGCATATTTTTCAATTACATTTTTTAAAACATTATGTTCTTTTGTAGCATTATTTAATAATTTATTCATTTTTGTATTATCTAAAAATGAATTTGGTAAATGAGATGTTTTTGCTTGATTTATAGCACCACCAAGTATTGGACCGAGCATACTAACTAAATCAGTAGAATTACCAGAATTTTTACCTGCTGCTTTATCTTCAGTTGTATCTGCTACTTGATTACAATATTTTTCTAATAGTTCGTTTAATATAGGGACTGTTAAAGTTATAGAAACAATATAAGGAGATAAATCAGTTGCTAATCCAGATTCAGCATTAGTATAAACCTCTTGTTCTAAGTTATCAAAAGGCAAATATTCTGAAGTTCTTAGAAGATATACTTTTTCTTGATTTGGTCCTTCATATTCAACATAACCAGGATATGGATCATTTTCTTTTGTATAATATACCTGAACATAAAAATCAGGAATAGTTGTTACTACATTTGGTGGAATGTTATCACCAAATACTATCTCCGGTATAATAGATACTGGAAGATTTTTTTCACCATAAAGTAAAACTGAAATATACAAAGACATAAGAGAGTCTTTTACCATCTCTTTATAATCTTCTAATAAATCATCAAAATTAGTAAAAAGAGGTAAAGTAAAAGAAACTAAAACTGGACCATATCCATATTGTTTAACTAGAATACTTAATGCTCCTGTAAGAGCATCTGTTACTAGTTCTTTAACTGAACCTGTTGGTGTCTGTCCACCTTTATCATTTCCAGCTGCACCAGAACTGTTTCCAGGATTTCCTTTTGCATTTAAAACATTTTTTATTTTTTCTACTTCATCATAAAATCTTGGAAAAACATTAGATAATCTCTGTGGGTCTACTTGATTTAACCCTTCTAATATGGTTTTTATATTTTGTGCACCAGCAATAGTTGGTATAGGTGCTGTTTTTGTTTCCCTAGCAGCAACTTCATTTCCGGTTCCAGTCCCTGGTTTATAATGTGGAGGCTCTGACATTTCAATTATCTTTCCATTTTACTGTTTTATTTTCTTTACAAAATGGGTCATCACCAGATCTAAATTCTTTTGATGCTCCTAATCTTAAATTGTATAATGGTTTTTGAACACCATGTTTTGCTGTATCCCCAAATCTTTCATCCAATGCGTCCAAATGTATATCTTTATCGTGTTCTTTTGAACAAGGTGGAACATAGTTTTTAGAGCCAAATGGTCTCCCAGAAGTTCCTAGAATATGGGGAATGCCATCAATTTCTGTGTATAAAACATAAGTACCTTCTGGTAAATGTGGTGTGCCTCCCAATCCAGCCAAATTAGCATTTTCTGTAGACATCATAACTTTAGCTCTCTTTAAGTCTTCAGTTTTAATATATTCTGCTGGTTGACTCATCATATCTCTAATCATCATACCAACACTTACACCATTACCACCTTCTTTTTCTGTTGTAGGTTTATGAACTATCATACCATATCTTATCATCTTCCTTCTGGGTCTCCCTTTAAAATTTGAAGCACTTGAGTATATCTTGGTTCTTCTCCAACAGCACCAATTCTATGTATAATAGTCCTCACTAACCCTTTTCCATTTGTTTTTGGATTTCCAGTAGTAGTATTTTTATCATCTTTTGCTAGAATAGAAGCGTTAATAATTTTCGATACATCTACACCAGGTTTAGAAAAAACTTTAATTTCAAAAGCATTATCATTAAGGTGAGCAGATTGAAAATTATATCTATCTGCCATTGTTCTGTATTTATTTTGTGGTTTTTCATTATTAAGTGAATCTGCTGAGTAATGCATATTATTATTAGGACTACCAGGATCTTTTTTTCCTGGATTTCTACCAAGAGTTTTAAATTTATTTTCTCCATCAACATTATAACCAGTAGCACCAGTAAATTTGTTATGATAGTTTGATTTTACAAAAGCATTTCTAATTTGATGGAAATTACCAAAAATATTAAATGGTGAATATTCAATAATAATTCTATCATCTGGAAATTCTGGAGTTGTTGCACTTTCTGTAAAATCAGCAACAGGCGATCCACTAAACATATTTTCACAACTATCAAGAACTGGATTGCCATCTTTATCTTCAAAAACAAAACAATAAGAAGATTTTTCAGGACCTTGGACTTTACAATTATTCAGACACTTTTGAACTGCATCATAAAAAGACATTTGTTTAAAATCGAGAGAAGTTGGGTCAGTTTTTACTTTTGCTATTAAAGGTTTAGAGTCTAATTTTTTATAAATATTTCTTAAATATTCTTCCACAGGTTCATTTTTAGCACCAAAAACAACACCACCATTTACCTTCTTTGTGTTTTTTCCATTTAAAGTAAAAATATAAGTGTTATGTTTTCTTGCAGAATTGTTTGTATCACTGCCATCACTATGAGAATCTATATTTTGCCCAGTATCAACCATAAATTCAAAGTTAAACCTTTGACCGTTGTGGTCTGTCCAACTAACTTCTGCTGTCTCTGACCCATCACCTTTTATCTTTGCTAAATTTCTTTCTGCATCAATTACAGATATTCTACCAATAGGACCAAATTTTTGTGATAAACACTGTTTTATCATAATACCAGCAACAAGAGCAGGGTCTACTGTCTGACCACCAATGGTAACTTGTAAGCTTGATATTTGTCCTGGATTTTCTTTAGGCATATTTATTCCTCAAGTAAGTCAAGTAAACCTATAACAGCATTTCCTGCCAACGAACTGTCTAAAACTTTAATAGTTCTGTTAAATTCATTCTTTTCAAGTTCATCATCATAATGTGTAATACCTTTCCAATAAACTTCTTCTTCTGGTGCTATATTATTTGATACAAGAGTTGCAGATGTAAAAATTGTATTTATCTCACTCTCTCTACCGTATATGTAACTTGAACCTGAAATAGTAATAGTATTACTTTCTAAATGTGTTCCTGATAAATGTTTTAAATACACTCTCGTATTAGAAGAAGAAATAACTTGCCCAGAACCAGTATTTGATGCTGTAAATACAATATCACATATTTCATTTTCTACAAAATTAGTGTTGCTTACTTCATAAGAAACAATTTTATTTGTTGTTATCTTCCAATCTTTTGGTACTCTTTTATACTCTAGTATATTACCAAAATCATCATACACTGGATGCCAATATTTTTTCAAAGAAAAAGCAAGTGCTTCATATCCATTTGTTTCTAATGGGTCACTGTTAGTCCAATCGTTTCTATAATAATCAATCTTTTGTTGGGATTCCACAACAGATCCATATTTTGTAGTGAGAAAGGAATTGAACTCGTCATCTGACAAATACCATTCATAATAAGGATCTACAATTTTATTTGATAGATATACTAACCAAGTTTTAAACTGGTCGTCATAATATCTATAACTAAACTGATCTGGTCTTTCGTGCTCTGAAATATCATAAGTATAGAAAATATAAGGGTTAAAGTAAGCAATATCAGTTATTGTCACTCTTCTTGTGATATCAATAGAAGCAGTATTGGAATATTGTATTTGTGGAAACTTATCGAAATATCTATCTTCTGGCATTAACTAGTTCCTCTACTCCAACTATTCTTTTCCCATATTTGGATTTCTTTAAATTGAACTGCTAATTTTACATTTACTGGAGCACCATTTCTTAAAAATGCTGGTTGTCCAGCACCATTATACTGAGCTTGAACTGATGTAATTGCTGCTGGTTTCATTACAAAAGTGTAGTAGTCTTTTGGAAATAGTTTCATTATTGCAATATCTGGATATAAATATGCCGTATTTTCAAGAGTAGAAGCAGGAGCAGCAGCAAATTTAAATGAGTTAACAATATCAGCTATTCTTCTTGTTTCGTCTTCATTATTAGCAACTAGATCCCATTTAAATACATATTCTTTAAAATTAGGTTGAGTAAATACCATAAACAACCCAGGATTAACTGTTACTCCAGCATAAGCTCCTGCTATAGCAGCAGTAGAACTTCCAGCTTGAAAAGCTGCTTGCAAAGATGAACCAAATATAGAACCCGCAGTTCTCATACCTTCATCTAATAAACTTTTTTGTTCCCAATTCAAAACACTTACATCTGCTAAACTTGATGGAACTGGGAGAATAATACCACCACTTGGATTTCTTGTTTGTGCACCAAAAATATTACTAAATGACCCACTTCTGTAGTTAACTAATTCAATTTGTATGTAATATCTTCTATTACCAGTGATTAAATCACTAGGAAACACAGAACTTCCTGTTCTACGAGGTTGTGGTTTTTGTGGAATATTTCTAGGCACTCCGCCTGAATATCTTAGTGGCATTTGATTCCTACTTAATGTATAAATACTTTTATTTATTTATATGGAAAATGAGCAAGTATAAAGGTTTTTTTAAACCAAAAAATCCAGATAAGTATATGGGAAACCCAACTAACATTATTTATCGTTCAAGTTGGGAATTGAAATTAATGATAAGACTTGACGAAGACCCAAGTATAATATCCTGGGGTTCTGAAGAAGTAGTCATACCATACCGTTCACCTATCGATAATAGAATACATCGTTATTTTGTTGATTTTATAGTAAATAAGATAAATAGAAATGGTAAGAAAGAAACGGTGTTAATA